TCCAAACATGGTGGTCAAGTTCTTCTAACATGATATTCACGGTCCGCCTTGTTTTATCATCCCCATAGGGGAAATGAATGCGGTGCTGTTCAAACCAGACCCTTAATCTGTTCAAAAGAGCCTGTTTTAACAACTTATTACTGACCTTAGAGCCCCTAAAATCAACCATAGCGTTCCTCTCAAGCAGTAGTTGTTCGTAGAGCCGCTGAAAACCCGCCTCTTCACACGCAAAGGCCGGTCCTTCGTATTTTTTGCACATACTTAGTATCTCATCAACCTGCTTCGCAGGAGGAAAATCATTCCGCCTCCACATATCAACAAAATGAAGGTCGCCTGTCTTGTCTTGCCTAACGACCACCATTACAGAATAATCTCTACCTAGACCATGTGCGGGGTCGAAGCCAATTGCATATTTTCCGTCTATTTCCTTGCCTTTCATCAGTATATCGGTAGATTCTAAGTGCGCCCGCGTATCATAACGCCCATATACCTGTGCTTCTTCATCTACAACCCTACAAAGGTATTCTTGAACGAATGCTAAATCACCCATAGCCTCTTTCTGTTCCAATAAGAAGTCAAGCGGTCGGTGTTCCGGCCATAAACAGTCTAAATCCACACCATCGGGGTCTGCTTTCCACTCATCCCAATTAGGGAGTGCAGAACCGAGCCATGTTTTCCATGCATCATTCTCTAACATTTCAGTGTGATATAGGTCAGTCATCCCCATTGGTGTTCCAACACAATAGAGCCAAGTTCCCGGAGAAAGCATAGGTGTGATTTTTTTCCTAAACCAATGTCTTGTTGATTCGGGCGTAACATCTCCCGTATCGTCTAGTATATCATCCATAGCAATACAGGCAGGGTGCTCCCCACGAATTGCTGAACCAATACCGGTAGCCTTAATCCATGCGCCATTAGTAAATCGGAGATTCAATTTTCCACCCCTTCTCTTATCAATAAACTTCCTAAGTTCTCTATGTCGCATCATATCGTTCCTAATTTCTTCGAGCCTGTTTGCTGCTAATTCCTTTGACGCAGAGAACAGCCATATAGTGAAAGGTTTGTCTCTCCATGTATTAAACAAACACTGATGCAACATTACCATCCTCAGGGTTGTTGATTTGGAATGGTCACGCGGAGCGATAATACAAACACGATGAACATTTACATCTCCCCTGTCTCTATACAATTTATCCCATTCGTCTATATGGTCACCCCAAACATAACCAACCCATTCATAAAAATGCTTGAAATCAGTTCTTGACCGCTCTAAATGAAATCCCTTTAGTATATCGGTCATTTGCCCCACCTATCCCAATACCACTTAGAATAACGCTCCTGCAACCAAATATAGATTCTCAATATCATTCTTCAATCACCGGCTTAAACATACTACCTATCATGCCTTCTTCGCGGTCAATGATATGTGCAGACATTCCGGCCTGACTTACAAAACCTTTTCTGTAGTGCCAACGGTCATGCCCCGATAAAGAAGGTAATTGAACACAAAATGCTCCACCATGTTCTTTTAGGGCTTGATGATGAAGATGACCTGAAAACCATACCTTGTACCTACAACTACCCCACTGTTCCCACGCTTCTTTAGCCATAGTCGCAGGTAGTTGGTTAGGTCGCACACCATCCCCATGTGTAAAGCCTAGTAGGGTATTTCCATAGATAACATACTGTCTGCTCATGTTAGCATCAAGAATTACTGTGCAATCACTAGCGTTTTCATAGGTCGCTTTCAAATATAGTCCTAGTGTTAGTGTTGAGTGCCGGTCATGATTCCCCGCCATGAAAATAACCTCAACAGGGGCAACCGTTCTGAGCATATCAATATGTTCCTTAGCCAATTCGCACCCATCAAGAAGTATTTGTGCAGGGCTCCCATATCTGTCTTGAGCCGTTCCCTTAGTAGTCGTTCCTAAGTCATTATCCACATGAAACCAATCTGACCCTGCTGCAACGATTATTTTTTCAGGTTTTCCGGGTAGTCTCGATACCAAAGCATTCGTAGCATCGTGAAGTCTTTTTCTCGCTTCATCGAAGTCATATCTTTCACCTACTTCATCCTCCCAACCATACTTACCATAATGTAGGTCTGTAGGGGATATAACAAGGGCATAGGGCTGAGTCTTCTGTATTATTAGTTTTTTAACAGTACGAGACTTTGGTGTGTGAATCCTTAGATGCTCAATAAATGTATCTTCAAATCTCCTCCACTTTTCAGCGTCTTTTTGAATCAAATCCCACTTTTTCTTCTCGTAGGTTATGTGTAGCGAGCGTCTTCGACGCAGAAGTAAATCATCAACAAGGTCTTCTACTGAATCTGCTTCTCTTAATTCTTCATCAGTGAATGGGTCCATATCATGAGTCCACTTATGCACTCTTCGGTATTCATCAAACCAAAGGCGCGGAATCTGAAAATCCCTAGAAATCTGCCCTACGCTTGATGCTTTATTGACCATATTGCTATATGCAGTTTTCATAGCCCTATGTGTGTCTCCACTAACAGTAAGTGGCTTATTACCCGCTGACCGTATGAATGTGACATAAACATCAGTTTGGGAATTGTAATAGTAAGGGTCATCAGAAACCCAACTGTTATCTGCATCCTCTAAATCTAATTCATTTGTAGTGAAGGGGTCTTGTTGTGGTGATTCTTCATTATAGAAGGCCCTAAAGCGAGAAACAAGTGATTTCCAAGAATCGGGCTTTTTAGGACCTACCCCTAATTGGTTATAATTAACCTCCCATAGGTAGTATGCGAACTCTTTGTCTGTTCCGGTCCAATGTTCTAAGTGTGGTCTTATTCTCGCTAATGATTCATCGTTTAATTTGTAACGTCGTTCCTTTCCCATATACTGCGGAATCTGTTTCCATAGATAAACCCTTCGCCTATCAGAACCCTTTTAACAGTCTTGGCCTTTGCATTAAGACATGGCTGAGCGTAGATTCTTTGATTTCTTGCGTCGAAACCCCTCTAAAACAGATGAGAACATAGAGGAAAAGCGTGTCGAGCGCGTAGCAATAAAGAGACCTGTCTCATTCGCTGAGGTTGCCGGATTATCGGATATTTTTGAGGACACAGGACCACTAAGGGACCATAAGAAGCAATTTAGGAGAACTAAGTATGATGATGAGTTCGACCTATACGATGAAATGCTAAAACTAGACCCCGAACTGAACGGTGCGGTCAGGTCAGTTAGCCTAACAGCGAATAATTGGGAGATTGATTATTCCAAAGGCAAAAACAGGAAAATACGAAATGCTATTGAGGATTTTGTCTATGCTATTGACTTTGACGATATTCTCATAAATATGCTTCGTAATTTAATGGTCTATGGTAATGATGTTAATAAATTGGTTGGAAAGACCGGAGTTGGTATAACAAAGGTGCAATCCCTACCGCTGCATCAAATAACAATCAAAGATGAAAGGGGTATAGAACCTCCTTCAGTTACTCGCGAATCCCCTATAATGGAGGCTAAGCAATATATCCTACAGGAGCAAGGCACATACCCACAGGAGTTCCCTGTAAGTGAGATATGGCATACTCGGATAGATTACAGAAGCAATTGGTTTCAAGATAGGCTCGGTCGCTGGAGTTACGGCGTTTGGGGTGCTTCTAGGTTCTCAAGCCTAAAGCAGCCCATCCGAGCAAAATACAACATGATTAACAATCGTATAGCCCTTGAAGAAGCCCTGACCAAACAATACATTACCATTGACGCGGCTTCGGTCGAACACATAACAGACCCCGATGAACAACAGGAACGCCTATCTTACATTATGACACAGGTAGCAGAATTACTAGAAGGACTAAGGGGTGACCAAATACCAATCCTCCCTTCCTATGTGGAAATGCACCATGTCGATTTGAAAAACACAATCCCCGACCCAACAGCATTCTTAGACATAGTGAATGGGGATATATCAGCCGTGTTACAGGTCCCGCGCGTAGCAGCAGGTCAAGAGCGTGGTTCAACCTTTGCTGCAACATACTCTGCTTCTATGTGGAGTATTCAAGCCATTCAACGCCTTCAGGCAGTAGCGATAGAATCATGCTGTCATCTCTTTTTGAAGCATCTCGAACTACTAGGAATAAAAGCCCAAAAATCGGACCTACCGGTGATGGCTTTCAAGCATCTGCAAGAAGAACCACCCTCAGAAATCATGACCCGTTCGACAATGGGTTATGCGGCAGGCATTCTCAAACTAAATGAGGCCAGAGAACTGCTTGAATTGGAAAAGGTTAAAAAAGGTGATGACTTCAAACCGGAGCCTGTTAAACCTGCTCCTACCAACAAGGATGAGCCGTCACAAAAGGAGAAAACAACATGAAATCCGCAGAAGACGATATTATAGAAGAGTGGGAGACTGAAATCAAACAAGTAGCAATTAACCTAGAGGTTACTAACACAGATATGTATGTTAATGCTACTACAGGCAAAAGTGTAATTCTCATTAAGGGCGTTGCTTTCCATAGGGGCAAAAATAAGAATAATTGGGAATTAGGCGCAGAAGCAGGTATGAGTGTTGCAGAACAGATGAAGGGTATAGATTTAACCCTAAATCACCCAAAGGCTACAAGTGGCGGGTTTGGGCGTAATATGGATGGTGGCGTTGATGAGGCTACCGTTGGTATTGTGACTAAAGCAGAGTTTGTCCTAACAGAAGAAGATGGAGACGGATGGGTTGTTAAATACGAAGCAGAAGTCCATCGTTCAGAATTATTTGAGGCTCTTGAGTCCGGTTTATGGTTAAGACCTGAATACGGCGTATCTATTGGTGGGTATGGTGTTCCATCGGAATATAATGAAGAGACAGGTTACGCCATGTTCGCAAGTGACTTCACCCTCGACCATTTGGCTATTGTTCATCATCCCGCTTATCCCGACGCAACAATTGATTCAGCAGAACGGGTAGAAGTGGATGAGTTCCAAAAATCAACAGCAAAAATCGAAGCATTTAAGTATGGTGCGGCTCGTGTGAAGGCTAACGAGGAATCGAATATGACTGACGAAGCAATTACAGATACAGTTAATAATGAAGAACTTGATTCGCTAAAGGCTGAACTCATACTTAGCCGAGCGACAATCGAGCAGTTCGAGGCAAGAGAAGCGGCAAAGGCAGAAACCGAGCGCGCTTCACTTGTTGAGGATGCGAATGCCCTCGGTCTAAAGGGGCATGAAGACCTTTCTGCTGATGTGATTAGTAATCTAATTGCTTCGTGGAAACTATCAAACCCTGAACCCGAGGTTGTTGAAATGAAGCCTGTTGAAGCAGCAACAGAAGAAATGGTAGAGGCATCAGCCCCTATTGTGACTGAAGAAGCGGTTTATGTGGCTAACTTTTTCAACGGCACACGCCTTAAGACAGCAGAGGACATTTATGCCCGCGCTTTCAATTCATGGGTGTCTGCATACAACAGAGGTCTAGGAGCGGCTGATGATAGGGCAACACGATATGAAGACCTAACACAGTCTCAAAGAGACATTCTAAACTTTACGGAGGCGAACTGAAATGAGTAACATTGGTAATAGTAATACACGAAACGGAACACTAGCGAGCGGAGTAACAGTCGCAAATAGCGGCTATATTCTAAAGGTTGCATCGGGAGTACTATCCCTTGCAGGAGGCACAACCTCAGCAGATGCAGATACACCTTTTGCAGTATCACTTGATGAATCATCCCGAGATGTGGATGGAGCACTTGTGGCGGCAGGCACAGTAACATACTGTCCCTCCGGTGGCGTGATTTGGATTCGAGCAGACGCAGGTACATACAATCTAGGCGCAACAGTTTATCTATCCGACGATTCAGCAGGTTTTTGTGATGCTACACAATCTTCCGGTGCTACTGCACTAGGGATTTATGTTGGCGACCACGCAAAGGTTGTTGTTGAAGGCGAGTTAGTGCCGGTTAATACTAACAACTCAACATGGTGATGATAATATGGCGGGCAGAACATTAGAACAAATACTACAAGTAGAAGCAAAAGACGGACCTTTTGGTAAGGGTGACTCGGTTCTCGAGCAAACCCTTCGTGACTTTATCCAACTACAGTCACTAACTATATCGGTCGGAACGAAATTGGTTGGTGTTAGAACCGTACCGTGGCTCACATTTAAGTGGTACACAGGCGTTGAAGGCACTTTCACTTATCCACTAGATGATAACGCAATCGTGGATGCAACAAAGGAACTCACAAAGTCCTACAGCGTTGTACTAAAGAAGGGTCAAGGTCGAACAACCTTCCTAGATTCAGTACGCCTACGCGGAGAGACATGGGAGACCCTTGACAGGCAACAATTGGCTATCATTACTAACAGGGCTACTGTTATTGATAACTTAATCCTAACAAACCTACGCGCTGGAGCAGGACAAACCCTTGCTGTTGGCGGAGGTACTTCAAAGTGGAATGGCGGTTCAGCCGCTGACCCTGAGCAGAATATGCTTGACGCTATGGATAAAATCTTTACTAACGCTAGAGTTAGTGGCGACGAAGGACTAGCACTTGTTCTTCCAACCCTAGTGCGCGGTACAATGCTAAACACCCAATTATTCGGAAATGTAATCCTATCACTACAGGAGCACATGGCTGATATTGCTAACATCAGTGTCTACTACACACGAGACTTCGGTGACGGGGCAGGCGCAGCCGGAACATCGGGAGCACTTCAAAACGATGGATTGCTTCTAATTCCCGGAGCGACCACAGCAGAGTTCTTCCAATATAACGGACCGGGCTTCATGGAGACTGAATTGACACGGATTCCGGGTCTAGGTTACGATTGGTTGCTAACATCATACTTCGGCATGGTTATACATGAGCATCAAGACTCAGGTGTTTCTGAGGGTGCAGGCACAACAAACCGAATTGTTAAACTAACTGACTTAATCGCTTGAGGGTGATTAATTGGCTAAGAAGCGCATCGGGAATGAGTGGGTGGAGGAAACTCCACCTGCTCCCCCTGAGGCAAAACCAAAAGCAAAGAAGGTGAAGAAAGATGGCGAAAAGCAATCGAGCAAGTCTGATTAAGAGACTGAAAGATAAAGGCATCGACTTCCCTAGCAGAGCAACGGTCAGCGAATTAGAAATTATACTATCGAGCCGCGAAAGCGGTAAAGGGTATGTACTTCGTGCTATCAAACCAACCTCTAGAGGAACAGGTCCTGCTAAGGGATTCCCTAACAATGAAAGCGTTTGGGTCCCTTCAAGTGCTTATGCACGAGCAATAGTAGATGCTAAACCACACATAATTACGGTTGTTGGGAGAATCAGCGAAGCGCAGGTCCCAAATACCATGCGGGTCATGGATATACCGGAGGAATGGTGTGGTCGTCACAACTGATAACATACGAGACTTGTTAAATCGCCCTAGAGGGCTATTAGAAGGCACTATTAACGAGTATATTAGCATTCGCACTTTGGAGGTCACCAAGACCGCGCGAAGTGAGACTCTTTTTGGTATAACCGCCACAAACGCAGTTACTACCGACCTTAAAGAAGCGGCCATTAAATCATTAGTAGCAGTAGATTGCTTACTCGTCTTAATAGACACAATCCCCTCATATTACACAGAAGAAGATGGTCGGTATGCTGAACAAAGATTTAGAGTTCAGTTAAAAGAAATGACTAAGAGAGCCGATGACTTGTATGCACAAGTTAGAGAAGTAGGTGGAACAGCATTTAGTGTGAAGAGCACAACGAGCCGATTGTCAGGAGACAATACGGTTTGATGACTTATGGCTGACCTATATTGGATTGGGGAGGAAGATGATGATGCTTCAAACGCCGATAATTGGCGAGTGACTTCATATAGTGGTTCTGTTGCTACCGCTGCACCAACAACAGGCGATACTGCTCATTTAGGTTGGTATTCCCAAAATAACTGTAATTGGGATATCTCGGCAGTAGATAGAATTGAGATGGATATTGATAGCACAGACCTAGACCTATACTATCAAGGAACACTAACTTTTACTACCAATGTTGCTTTGAATGGGCTTATTGCTAATGGAGAACTTAAACATACTGTTGCTAAAGAAGTGACCTTTAGCGGAACACCCCCCTATAACGGTCGATACATTAAAAATGGAAAATACGCGAAATATATAGGGCCTACATACCTTTCATATAAGTTCTCTGGCGGAGATTTCCTTTTAGACACAGGACCTTATCCTACTGTTTTCTTTAACACAGGAACATTCAGACCTCAGTCTTCAACCAATACTTCTCACTATAACCATGACGGCTCTATTAGGAACTCGATAGACATTGAAAAATGGGTTATCTTAACCACCTTCACAAAAATTGAACCAACGGGCTCAAGAAGACAAGATAGAAATGTAAAAATAAGAATCCTCAATACTGATTCAGATTCATTACAAATCGCTATCAACAATTTTAATTTGGGATATTCTGTATTAAGTCTACCCGGTAGCACAAGTTCGGGTTCAACAAGTAGAGCAGTACCAATTAGCAATAATCATTACTCAGGAAGGCCCTATGGTGCTTCTTCGGGGCAGTTTGTTGCTAAGATGTATGGCCTTCACATATACAATCCGACTCCGGCCACCTATAAGGGTTCTACAGGGCTTTATGCGAAACTAGCGGCAGATTCAAGACTAAGCCTTCATAAACTTGAGATAGATGCGGGCTGTTCCTTAAGAGGAGACACACACGCAGAAATAGAGCTCACATCTTTACCAAAAATAAACGGAACGATGAGCAACTTTATTCAAATATCCCCTAGCCTATATCGAGCAATAGACTTTAGCGGAGTTATAGAGCAGCAACTAACGCCTGTATATCTAGGAGGAACAGGGGTTAATACAATAGGAACAAGTAATCAAGTTTTAAGGGTCAATTCAGCAGCAACCGGCCTTGAGTGGGCGACTGTCACAAGTGGCGGTCCTAC